TGAACGTGGCCGCCATGTGCCGCATTGTCACTATGTCCCACGTATCGCATGCGGCCGCGATATCCAGCATCACCGCCTGCGGGAGCGGGCGCACCGTGATCTCCAGGCCCTCGTACTCGGTGCCGGAGAAGTCGAGCTTCAACGGTGTCCGCTTCGGCCGGAAGCCCATTACTGTGCCGCCGCCGCGTTCAGCGCCCCACCCATCGGAGGCTTACCGGGAGGTGGTGACGGCGGACCTGACGGCCCCGGGAACGCGGACGACGCCGGCCGCGCCGCACCCGGCTGCGGGCCCCGCCCCTGCGCCGCTGCGGCCTGAGCGATACCTGTCCCTGCCTGGGCGATGCCTTGCAACGCCCCGAGTCCAGCCGCGGCCTCAGGTGGCATCCCCGGCGGCGGGTTCCCGGCGAGCTTCTCCGCCCGCTGCGACGCCGTACTCACCATCGCGTCATGGATCGACCCCGCATCCAGGTCCAGGATCACCGCCATCCGCTCCGTCAGGGCATCCAGGAACGCCAGCGGCACATTCAGGGCAGGGGCTGCGGCCATGGTCCCGAACATGGAGAACAGGACCGCCGTCATCGCCTCCTGCAACGGGCCGAACTTCCAGGTCGGGAACGCCGCGTCAGCGCCGAAATTCAGCATCACCAGGGGGCGGATCAGGTCATGGGAGATGGAGTCGGCTATCTCTGTGGCTACTGCTTCACGGGAGGCGAGGTAGTAGGAGGACTGATCCTCGGACATGCCGTAGGAGCCGGCTGACGCGCCGCCGCCCGCACGGGTGCCCTTCGCCGCGGCGCCGCTCAATTGCAAGAATCCGGCGAGGACGGAGCTAGCCATCCAGTTCTCGAGAAAGGTCATGCACGCGGCGAATTGGGCGCCCGCGTCGGCTGCGCTTGGCAGGGCCTCGAATGTCTTTTGGCCTTCGACGGGGTGGACTAGGCCGACAATTCCGGAGCCGCGCAATTGTGCGATGTCGTCGGCGCGGGCGGTGGCTTCGGGCTGGTCGTTGCCGTACACGACCAGGCGCTGCATCGCCATGCCCTCCAAAAACGACATCCAGAGGTACTGTAGCTTAGCCATGGTTTGGTAGCACCACTGTGCTACTTCCATTTCGCTAATACCAGTCAATGGCTCGCGGTGCTTGCCGTGCGTGTAAATGTAGCTGCGGACCTTCGGAATATCGACGTATCCGGGGACCTTCTGCTTGTTATTCAGCTGCAAATTGCCGCCGAAAAGCCAGACCTGCTGACGAAAGCCGTTCGCCTCGCCGGTCCGGTCGTTGTACCTGGCCTGACACGTGGCGGGCGGCCGGAACGCGACTTTGTCGTAGATTATCAGGCCGTCACTTGGGCGCTGCCGGAACGTCTTTTCAAAGAAGGATCTTTTAAAGATTTGAGCAGCCGTGATTTGCCCGACGAGCGTTGAGATGGGCGTGGCCATGCCGCCGTCCTGGTCAGGCGTCATTAGCACAGACTGCGCGAACGCGGCTTCGCCTTTGTCATTCTTGGTGGGCTCGATTGTGTACGGAGCGCCGCGAATAGGAAGGGTTAGGACTTGCTCTATTGCCGCGCACATACCATTTCTGGCCAACATTACCTTGTAATCCCTAGCCGAATATTCGTCAGGGTTTTAAGCCATAGTCAAACACATCCCCGGACCCATAGAATGCAAAAAGCCGCTGTCCCATATCAAAGGACGTTCCAATCGGGGGGCCAAGCAATCCGCGTTTGCCCCCACCATTCGAGGGCGATCCTTTTGGCGGCAAATCGGGAAATTCGATAATTTTGGCGGAGCGTGTGTCGACCATGATTTTGGCATCACCTCCCCACCAGGCTCAGGGCGCGGCTCCGGTCACACGCGCATCTCCTGTCAGAGTACCCCCCGCCTGCCCCGTCGCCCTAGCCGCAGCCTCCCTCTCGCGCCGCCGCTGCTGGCCGAGCCGGATGTTCTCCAGCGCCTGGCCGCTGCGCTTCCCGCCAGCATTGCCGACCGCGTTGGTGTTGCCTTTGAGGGTGGCGCTGATCTGCGCCCGCTGCTCGTCGGGCATCGGGCCGCGTGCCGCAGCGGAGGCCTTGCGCTGTGCTGACATCTTGGCGCGCGACTCGGGCGTGTGCTTGCGGCCGGTCGATGAGGCGCGGATCTTCTCACGTGCCTCCGGGGTGTGCTGGTAGCCAGTGTTTTTCTGGCTCAGCAGCGCTCTCGTCTCGACGCTGGGCGGGGTGCGACGACCGTCGGCCCGTCTCTCTTTCGGGGCCGGCGCGCGCCGGGTACGGTTGGCCTTCGTGCAGATCTTGCACTGCCGCGCCGTCCGGCCCCCCTTCCGCTGGATGATGTACGTGTTCTCGGGCGTATATTCATGGCCGGCTACCCCGCGCGCTTCCGGCGGGCGCGCTCGCGGGCCTCCCTGCGCTTGCGGTCAGCGAACTCGCTATCCGTGGCGTAGCGTTCCTTGAACCGCTTCCGAGCCCCCTCGTTCCTACAGGTCACACACTCTCGCCACGCCTTCCCCTTGACGATCCGGACGGTGTACTCGTGACCCTTGCCGCAAACAGTCCGAGCGGCGTTCGCGGCCGCGATCGTCTCGCCCCGAAGCGTGTTCTCCTGCTGCGTCACCGGCTCAAGGTGGTCCGGGTTGACGCAGACGGTGTTCCGGCACAGATGATCGAGGACGAGGCCGTCCGGGATCGGCTTGCGGAGGATCGACCACACCACCCGATGCGCCTGCTGCAACCGGCCGTCGTGCATCACGCGCCCGTAGCCGGCATTGTTTTTCTTGCCCTGCCATTCCCAGCACCCGCTGGCCGGGTTGACGCGGATCTTTGCCGCGATCCGCCACGACAAGACCTTGATGGCAGCCTTCGGCAGGCCGCTGGTCGCTGCGGCCAGCTCCCCGGTACGACCCCGGTAGTCCGGCGTCTCGGAAGCAGGGGCAGCGATGCGCTCCCGTGCGACCTGTACGGCACGCAGGCTGTTTTCAGTGCGCGTCACCAAGTCCAGGTGGGCCGGGTTGCAGCAAGGCCGATTCCGGCACAGGTGGTCAAGGACCCATCCGTCCGGTATCGGCCTGTCCAGAAGCGAGAAGACCAGCCGGTGAACGTACAGCCGCCGACCCGCCCACTCGACACGCCCGTAGCCGAGTTGGTTCCGGCCGCCCTGCCATTCCCAGCACCCTGACGCACAGACCCTGATGCGATCAGCCAGGACAGCGGGAAGACGGCTGAATGACACGCCCGCGGCGCGGAGTTCGCGGGCACGGGCGGTAGCGTCGTTCATGGGTCCTGCTGCCCTTCAGTGGAGGGTTCGGGCCAAGTCGTCGGCACCGGGCTCGACCCCGTGTGCCGGCGGCGTAATACTTGCCCCGGATGCGTTAATTCTACCAGTTCAGCGCCGTTTTGCGCACCTGATAGCTAGGCGGGGCGCTCCCGCAGCTCCAGGTTGCCGGGGTCATTGTTCGCGGGGTCGCCGTCCTTGTGAAAGACCCACCTGCCGCGCGTGCCGCTCCGTGCCCGGCGTTCCTCAAGCGCGGCGACGACGATGGCGTTCATCGGCTCCCGCAGCTCAAACGCCTCGTGCCGCAGCCACTCGTAAAGGTCGGGCGGGATGCGGGTACTCATGACGTGTGTCTCATCCATAGGTGTGATGGTATCACGGTGGAAGGGTGGTATAGTGGGGGCGTAAGGCAGCGGCAGGCCATCCTGGCCCGCCGCGCCGCAACTCAGGGGGAAACGATCATGGGCCTAATGCGAAAGATGACGTCGGTCTCGACCGGCGGGGCAGTCAAGTTCACCTCCAAGCGCGAGGCGCAGACCAAGAACGCGTCCGCTCAGGCCCGTCTGGCCAAGGCCGAGACGAAGGCACTCAAGGGCCAGGCCCAGGCGGATGCCGCAGAGCAGCGGCAGGCGCGCGTGGACGCGACCGGCACCAGATGGCAGCCCGTGGTCGACGCGATCGAGGCCGGGGAGGCGTCCTGGGATGACCTGTCCCGCCTCCAGAAGATGTCCATGCCGATCGGGTACCAGATGAAGTGCAAGGCCGCCATGCGCAGGCTGAGCGCCAGCCAGTCCTAGACCGGAAGGAACCCCCTCATGTCAATGAGTCACCCGAAGTGTCACGGGCCTGACGGCCACGTATGCCAGCAGCCGTCAGGCCGGGAGTGCATCGAGCCGCTGTGCCGCGAGCCGGCCGGAACCCTCTGGGGTCCGCTCTGGTGCCCCGCGCACGACCAGGAGCGGCTGGACCGCATCACCGCGAGCCTTGAGAGCATCGCGGCGTCCTTTGGCAGCGAGGAGAGGCGGGCGGATGGCTGAGTACGGTACAGGCCGGGACGGGGCCACGTGGTACTGGCACGCCGAGAGGCAGGCGGACGGGATGTACGTCGCCGTGATCGAGTGCTACGGGTATTACGTGACCATCGACGGGATCTGGTTCTACTCCGAGCGGGACTGCCTGGACTGGATTGCGGAAGCGGCCAAGGCGGGCGTACGCGAAGACGCGCTGACCGATGCCGATGAGGACGGCCGGGACGCCCGCGACGCGGTAATGCACCCGCACGTCGCAGTGGTGCGCCGTCCGCCGGGTGCGGAGTTCACCCTAGTTCGCCCCCCCCGAGCCCCCCGAAAGGGGAACTGAACCATGAGCGATAGCAACCTCGAGCCGGGCGAGATCCGGCTACGGTCCCGCACGATAGGCACGATCGACGCGGACGACGAGACCGTGATCGTCGTAGAGCATGTGTACGCGCCTGAGGGCGTCACGTCCTGCACCGACTGCGGCGGCGCTTCTCACGACCCGGGAATGGTCGGCGTGGTGGTCCTCCGGGAGGGACTTGACCCGGTGTCCATGCTGATTACGGCTGAGGATGCCCTCGCGCTGTCGAACAGGCTCCAGCGGGCCGTGTCGCTCGTCTACGAGTCGCAGGAAGACCCCGCGGACATTGAGCGGGAGGCCGCCAGGTACGCGCCGGCGGCGGGTGCCGGCGATGCCTGACCGCAGCAAGCCGTCCGGTATCCAGCGCGCCATCGCCGAGCACCTGACCGCCGAGATCAGGAGACGCCGGGAGTGGGACGAGGCCCCGTGCCTGCACACGCTGTACGTGGACGG